GGATTCTACAGAAAACTTTGAGCAACTAAGTTGATGAAAGATTTCTGTAGGATTCTACAGAAAAGGATGTGAAACTATGTAAACCCCAACAAATGAAAATAAATGCTGTTAAGTTCAAAGACAAGAAGTCTTTTGACAAGAACAAAAACAAGCCGAATGTTCGTGCAGTGCATGAGCCGTTTCGCATCATCGTGTTCGAAGATGTTTCACCAGTTGCTCCTGATTCTACCAAAGTATCGCAGGCATATCAGGTAGATGCCGCACAGGATAACATCCCAACGGGACTGGCTATCTTAGTTGCTCCGGATTTTGGCGCAGCTGAATCGTATTTGCAAAGCATGAAGGTTGAGATTAAAGAAACCTACCCGCTAACGAATACACTCTTTGTCGAAGTCCCTGCATTTGCTGTGTTTGATGAGTTCTATACTGCACTCATGAACACAAAGCTATTCACGAGCGTTGAGCCTGATTACATCCAACCATTCCAAACAGATGCCGATGCGTACACCTACGATGGTCAATGGCACTTGCCAAATCTCAAGGCGAAGGAAGCGTGGGGATTGATTGATGGTGCTGCTTATGGCGAAGTCGCTGTGCTCGATATTGCATGCGAGGTCAATCACGAGGACTTAGCAGGTAGGATTAGCAGTACATCTTGGAACTGCGTAACAGATGCAGCAGATGTAAACCCAGTGACTGAGTTCGAAAGACACGGTACACCATGCAGCGGTTTGATATGCGCCACTACGGATAACAACGTTGGGGTTTCCTCATTAGGAAACAACAAATTGAATGTGCAATTTTTGCACATCGGTTATGGTAGCACATCGGGCGGGGGGTTTAACACCTCAGATACCATTATAACCCGTGCAATTAACAAGGCAGCAGCTAACCCTAAGTGCCTTGCTATATCGATGAGTTGGGGTGGTGGTGGGCCAACAAGCTACCCGCTATTTCAAAACGCACTTACTGCGGCAAAGACCACAGGACGTGCAGGAAAAGGTATACCAATCTTTGCGTCAAGCGGTAACCAGAACAATCCTAACTTTACACAAGCACCTGCTATCTACCCGATGGTGCATGCGGTTGGTGCATCGACCACAGCAAACACACGTGCATCGTTTAGTAACTACGGCCCGAAAACATTTGCTGCAACACCCGGCACAGGATGCCCAACGGTTGACCGCACAGGGGCGTTTGGTTACAACACCACAAGCAACTACACCAACTTCAGCGGTACATCATGCTCATGCCCTGTCATGGCTGCAATTGCTGCGAGTGTTTTGCTTTCTAATCCTGCACTGACTGAAGCGCAAGTAACGGATGTGTTGCGTCAAGCTTCACGGAAGACGGGCGGTTATGTTTATGATGTTAATGGTAAGAGTGCTGAACTCGGCTATGGTGTGGTAGATATGTTTGCAGCGGTGACCATTGCAAAGACCTTGCAAGGTGGCAACCCTGTGCCTGTGCCAACACCTGAGTACAATCTATTCGGTACGATTAGCACACCTGCAAACGCAGTACAAGGCACATCCATCAACGTGGTGTATAGCGTGAACGTAGACAGAGTTTACGACAAGGATATAACCACTACCATAAACCTATCGTTCAAGCGTCCCGATGGTAGCGTGTTCACCTTCTACACTGGCAGCGTGACCATTCCAAAAGGGCAACAGGTAACCACCATGGTAACACCATTCGGTTTGCCAAACAATCAGATTGGCAATAGCGTGTTTACGCTTACCATAGATCCAAACATGGTGATTCCTGAACTGAATGAGAATGATAATAGCATAAGCACCGGCACAACCATTACCGCACTCAACCCACCTACCACGGGCACGGATGCTTCGGTAACAATTGACAGCTACGAGTGGCTCGATGCTAATCGTGTGCGTATTCGTTACACATTCCACAACAAAGGCAGTGTAAAGATTACCTCGTTAAAGGTTAACCATGGTTTTGTGGGTGGATTCAATGGCACATGGAATCGTGCAGATGTAATTGATGTAGGACGCAGCGCATCGTTTGCAAGCGTGTATAACATCACCATGCCCGTTACTCCGATACCTACCAAATACACTTTGTCTATCGTTGCTGTTAATGGTTCCCCTGATGCTGTGAGTTCAAACAACGATGCAAGTATTGAGGTAAAGAAATAGTTTATATATTCGTGCCGTTAATCGCATCAGTGATTTAGGTTTAGTGTAATTGTTTTTAAAAAGAAAGCCCCAAACGAGGGGCTTCTTTTTTGAACCAAAACATAATCAATCAAAGGATGCACGCACGGATGTAATCCGCTATGTTCATCTTCGATGCTTTCGCATTTTTAGCAATCATCTTGTATTGCTTTTCGGTCAATCGTGCCGAAACTTTCTTACTGAGTGTCTGTGTTGCTTTCATAAATAGATGTATTTAATTACACAGCGAAGATAAGTATTCGGTGGGCATGTAACAAAACTAAGTTTTTGCTACTATACCCAAATACTAATCGATGTCAAACATTAAAGAACAAATCAAATCCGTATTCTCAAAGTACGGCATTGACCCTTCAAGCGTCGGTATTAAGTTCGAAGAAGAAACAGCTGCTGAAGCCCCTGCAACAGAGGTTAAGTTTGCAGTAGAAGGTACTTTGAATGATGGTACTAAAATTTATTCTACCGCCGATGAGTGGGTAGTAGGTGTGGATATCTACACTCAGGATGCTGAAGGCAATCCAGTGCCAGTTCCTGCGGGCGAGTACCTGCTTGAGGACGGTGTAACTAAAGTAGTAGTAGGCGAAGATGGACTCATCGCTGAAATCGAGCGTGAAGAACAATCTACTGAGATGAGCAGCGAAGACCTCGTTGCTGTAATCGGTCAATTGTCTGAGCGTATCGCTGCACTTGAAACTGAAAAGACAGAACTTGCTGCTGCGGTTGAATCTGCAAAGAACGAAACTGCATCTGTAAAGGCTGAGCTTGCATCTGTAAAGAAAGCCCCGGCTGTTCCTTCAGTTAAATCACAAGAGTTTAAGAAAAACGCACAGCCATTGGTTGCTTCGAATGGATCATCATTCAGCGACTTCATGGAGAACATCCGTGCTAAACAAGTAAATTAATTCACCTCATAAATTATTATTTAAAATGCCAACAACAACTTCACTCACCACCACCTATGCAGGTGAATTAGCTGGTGAAATCGTAGCTAAAGCTTTGTTGTCAAACGTATCTGCTGGATACGTGACCATGAAGCCAAACGTACCTTACAAATCAGTAGTACGTAAAATTGATGACACTGTAACTTTCGCAGCAGGCACTTGTGACTTTACCCCAACAGGTACTATCACTTTGACCGAGCGCATCCTTACTTTGGAAGAATTCCAAGTTCAACGCCAAATCTGTAAAAAGGACTTCTTCACAGACTGGACTACTGCGGATGTAATGAGTGGCCGTGTAAACACCCAAATCCAAGACGCTATCATTGGCCGCTTGGTTGGTGGTATCGCTGCTGCTAACGAAACAATCATGTGGTCAGGTGTTAATGCAACAGCTGGTCAGTACGATGGTTTCGAAACTTTGATTAAGGCGGGTGGTTCAGGTGCTGTATCTGCGGGTTCAGGTGCTTTGGATTCTACCAACATTATCGCCACCATTTGGGATATCATCAACACTGCTCCTGCTGCTGTTAAAGGTGCTGCTGAGAAGCCAGCATTGTACATGGGACAGGCTGCTTGGGAAGCTTACATGCAAGCGCAAATCGCTGATGGCAACGGATGGTATGCAACCGCAGGACCAGAAGTAGCTAAGCGTTTCGTAGGTATGTACGAAATCTACGTATGCCCGGGTATGACTGCAAACAACATCATCTTCGCACAGAAGTCAAACTTGATGCTTGGTACATGGCAGGAAAACCAAATGAACGAAGTGTTCATCTTGGATATGCAAAACTTGGATGGTTCACAGAACGTTCGTTACGGTGCACGTTTCTACCTCGGTGCGCAGATTGCAGTAGCTGAAGACATCACCTACTGGGGAGCATAATTAATAACTAAGGGGGTGTAACAGCCCCCTTTTAAAACTATATAAAACATGGCTTGTGAATTAACCACAGGATTTACCCTCGGATGCCTTGAAGGTATTGGTGGTGTTAAAGAAATTTTGATTGCTAACTACACTGACCCAGTAACAGGTAACGAATTTATTTCGGGCGTTACTTACGATGCTGTAACAGGTGAAGTAGACGGCTTGCCTACTTGGACTCTTTACCGCTATGTTCCATTCCGCAACTCAGGTTCTTACATTGAGACCGTGAACAAGAATCTTGAGACAGGTACTTTGTACTTTTCGCAGGAAGTTGGTTGGACTTTCGGTAAGTTGAACCAAGACATGCGTAACGAATTCTTGAACGTAGCAAAAGCGAAAATGATTGTGTTCGTTCGTACTAACGATGACCAAATCCTTTTGATTGGTACAACTGAAGGTTCACAGCTTACCGCTGGTACTGTTCAATCAGGACAGCAGAAAGCAGATTTGATGGGTTATCAGGTTACAACCATTGCAGAGAACTTGGTTCCTGCATCGCACCTTGAGCCTTTCACTTCAGTA